ACCAACACCAAGTTTTAATCAAGAAGATGTTGATAGAATAGTCAAACAAAGACTAGAAGCTGAAAAAGCAAAACATCAAAGAATGTTAGATGAAACTAAGAAAAAAGAAGAAGAAATATTAAAAGAAAAACAAATACAAGAAGCTAAAACAAAAGCAGACTTAGAAAATCTTATGAAAGCTAGAATAGCTGAAAAGGACAAAGAGTTAGCTGATTGGAAAAGCAAAGTAAAAACAATTAATGTAGATAGTTCTATCTTATCTTTAGCATCAAAAAATAATGCTATTGCACCAGATCAAGTAGTTTCATTATTAAAAAACGAAGTAAATTATAATGATGATGGTCGAATAGAAATACTTGATAATAATAAAAACATAAGATACAACCCAAAGGGAGAACTACTTACAATTGAAGATCGTGTAAAAGAGTTTTTAGATGCGAACCCACATTTCCGAAAAGGGTCTTTAGCTGGGACAGGATCAACCAGTAGCATCGAAGGGAAAACTGTAAAACCATTTAATATTCAGGACTTAGATATGAGCAAGGCAGAGGATCGTCAAAAGTATGCTGAGTATCGCAAACAAAGAGATTCTGCTCCTGTTCAGATTAACTTAACAAACAAATAACAAGGTAAATAAAAATGGCAAACGAAAGCACAAGTTCTACACTATCGGAACTATACACAGAGATAGTGGCAGAAGCATTGTTCGTAGCAAGTGAAAGATCGATTATGCGACCACTTGTAAGAAACTATGCAGTAACTGGTGGTGGAAAGTCAGTTGAAGTTCCAATTTACTCGGCTGTATCAGCAGCAGCAGTATCGGAAGCATCTGATTTATCTAACACAGCAATAGATCCAACTTCTAAAACAATTACTTGTTCAGAACACGGAATAATGACAACTTTAACTGATCTAGGAAGAAATGCAGCTCCAAGAAATGTAGCGGCAGATATTGGTAGATTATTTGGAGAAGCTATTGCAAAAAAAATTGACACAGACTTAACAGCTTTATTCGGTGGTTTCTCAACTACTGTTGGTTCAGCTTCTACAGCTATGTCAGCAGCATTAATCTTCCAAGCAGTTGCAAAATTAAGAGCAAATGCAGTACCGGGAGATAATTTATCTGCGGTAATCCACCCACAAGTAGCATTTGACCTAAAATCAGGTCTTACAAATACTTTTGCTAACCCAAATCCGGGTGTTGGTAATGAGATTTTAAGATCATCTTTAGTAGGTCAAATCGCTGGTGTAAATATATTTGAAACTTCAAATATGGCGGACTCATCAGGTAATAATCCGGGAACAACTGGAGATTACAAAGGTGCAGTATTTCACCCAGACGCACTAGGACTAGCGATGATGCAAGATTTAAAAATCGAAACTCAAAGAGATGCTTCTCTAAGAGCAGACGAGATTGTTGCAACAGCAGTTTATGGTGTAGGTGAATTAAACGACACTAATGGTTGTGAGATCGAATCAGACTCATCAATCCAATAATAATTGGATACTTTGTGAGGGTGGGAAACTGCCCTCACTTTTAACAAGGAGAAAATTATGGACATTAAATTAACAAACGGCAGAAAAATAATCATTAAGGACAAAAAATATTATGAAGCAAATTTAGCTCATTTTGAAAGAAATGGTTTTTTTCCTGTCGATGGTGTAAAAAAAGAAATTAAAAAGGCGACAATAAAAGACATTACTGATAAAGTAGTACAATTAAAACCAAAGAGAAAAAAGAATGTTAAAAAAACTAAAAAGAAAAATTAAGAAGATAGTAGATTGGTTCATAGGTAAATGTTATGGCTAATTTTACAGGAGCAAATGTAATTACTGCTAGTGATGTAACTAAGTATCAACCTGATGTTTTTGATTTTGGTATTGCATCAGGTTCTACAGAAGCTGCAAATTACTTTGCACAAACAACAAATGATATTCTTAGACAATTACGAATAGAGTGGTTTCCAACTTATAAAACAAATGTTTATACAGACATCACAGTTTTAAATACTGTTGAGATGGAAAACACAAAAGTTAATTTAGATCAGTTTGAAAGGGCTGGTGTATATTTATTTCTTGGAAGATTCTTATTACCAGCATTAACTAAATTTAGACCTGAAACGGAAAAAGATAGATTTGAAAGAATGGGTGAATATTATATGTCAGAATATAATAGAGAATTTAGATCAATACTAGAAGATGGTGTTGAGTATGATTCAACAGCAGATGGGTCAATCGTATCTAATGAAAGAGAACCTTTACACGGACTAAGAAGATTAAATAGATGATACAATTATTACTTGTTCCATTAAGAATCGCTGGTGGAATGCGTATAGCTTCCTCAATAGGCGGTAATAGAGATCAAAAACTCAGAGGTGATATTCAACTTGGAATGAAAACTAATTCTAAGGAACTATCAAAAAAACTAGGTAAGTTTCAAAGCAAATTATCAAGATCAATAGACAAGGGTGTTAGACAAGCTGGTTTTCAATTATTAGAAATAATAAAAACAAAAACAAAAAAAGGTTTAGATTTTAAGAACGATCCATTTGCCGCATATTCTGAGGGTTATAGAAAAAGATTACAGAGAGAAAAAAGACCATTAAAAGTTGATCTCCATTATGACGGAGATATGCTTAGGTCTTTAACACCAAACTCTACAATAAAAAAAACAGGCAGACATCAAGTATCTCTTGCTTTTTCAAACGCAGAACAAAGAAAAAAAGCTTTATTTAACCAAGTTATGATGGGTAGTAAAAATAGAGTTTTTTTTAAATTTAACAAAAGAACAGAAAAGATTATAAACAAATCATTTGAAAAATTTATAAAAAAGGAACTTAGATTATGAGTGTAAGAGAAAACATAGCATCTAATTTATTATCTGTAATATCAGCTATAAGTAGTCCTATAACTATAAAAAAAGCTACAAGACAACCTTTTGATTTAGATGAATTGTCAGACAAACAATATCCAGCAGTTATTGTTCAGACTTCTGAAGAAACAAGAGAAGATGAAGAATTAGGGTCAGGTGCAAAAACAAGATTAGCAACCATAGATTTTGTTGTATCAGGATTTGTAAAGGGTGCGGAATCAAATATTGATACAAAAAGGAATGAGTTAATTACAGCGATTGAAACTGCTGTAGAATCTGATATTACTAGAAGCAACAACGCACTAGATACAATGGTTGTAGCTTGTGAAACCGATGAGGGAACTTTGTTTCCTATTGGTGGAATAAGAATGACTATTAGATGCGTTTATAGTTATCAATCAGGGACACCATAGGAGATAATATGAAAAAAGATAAGATAATTGATAAAATAGAAAAGAAGATAAATAGTGTAGAAAAACTGCACGATAAAGAGAGTTTAATGTGTGAAGAAATCAAAGACTTACTTGCAGAACTAAGAGATCAAGAAGAAGATAACATTGATGACGAAGAAGATTTTGAAGAAGAAGATGACTTTGAAGATGAAGAAGAAATTGACGAAGAGGAAGAAAACTAATATAACAATCTAATTATAGGAGAAAAAAAATGGCAGTACATCATGGCAAAGAGGGTGAAGTAGTAGTAGGCGGTTCAGCAGTAGGAGAATTGTCTAGCTTCACTTTAGAAACGACAGGAGATGTTGTTGAAAGTACAAAAATGGCAGACTCAGCAAAATCTTTTGTTGCTGGTAGAACATCATTTTCAGGAACTTTGGAAATGCACTTTGACGAAACAGATAGTGTTCAAACACAATTAGTTGCAGGTGCTAGTGTAACTTTTAAATTATTACCAGAGGGTTCATCTTCTGGTGATAGAAAATTTGAGGGTGCTGGTATCATTACAGGTATGAGTGTAAATCAACCACTTGACGGAATTGTTGCAAGAAGTGTTACTTTTCAAGGAACAGGTGCTTTAACAATAGGAACTGAATAATATTAATTTATGTCAGTAATTGACATCGCTAAATCACATTTTGAAAACATAGGTGTCCAATCTATGGAAGTTGCAGAATGGAAAGATGAGAATGGCAAACCTGTAATTTTATATTGGAATCCTATTACACTTTTAGAAAAAAATAGACTTCTTAAAAAATCAGATAATCTTAATGACATAGCAATCTTAGCTGATGTTTTAGTTATGAAAGCTTTAGATAAAGATGGTAAAAAAGTATTTAAGCTTGAAGATAAACAGACTTTAATGGAAAATGCAGACCCAAATATTCTTCAACGCATAGCACAAAAGATGGTCTTAGTTCCTACAATAGACGATTTAAAAAAAAACTAAAATTTACACCTGAAATTAAGAATTTACTTACAGTTGCAGATAGATTAAAAATAACTTTATCGGAACTTTTAAAAATGGAAGTTTGGGAGTATAACCATTGGGTATCATATTTTATGATAGAAAATGAGGAATACAAAGAAGCAACAAATAAGTCAAAGTATAAATAATGGCACAAAATTTAAAGATAAACATAACAGCAAAAGATAAAACACAACAAGCTTTTCAAGGTGTAAGAGGAAGATTAAAAGGTTTAAAAGATTCGATATTTTCAGTTCAAGGTGCATTAGTAGGACTTGGTGGTGGTTTAGCAATCAGATCAATAGTTGGTACAGGAAGAAGCATAGAAGATTTACAAGTTAGATTAAAACAATTATTTGGCTCAACACAAGAGGGTGCAAAAGCTTTTGATGTTATGGCAAACTTTGCCGCTAAAGTTCCATTCTCATTAGAGCAAATTCAACAAGCATCAGGTAATCTTGCAGTCGTAGCTGGAGATGCAGACCAACTATCAAAAATTTTAGAAATTACAGGTAATGTTGCGGCAGTAACAGGATTAGATTTTGCTACAACAGCAGAACAAATACAAAGATCATTTGCTGGTGGTATAGCTTCAGCAGATATATTTAGAGAACGAGGTGTAAGAGATTTATTAGGATTTAGTGCTGGTGCAACTGTTTCAGCAGAAGAAACAATAAAAGCTTTTGAAAGAGTATTCGGTCAAGGTGGTAGATTTGGTAAAGCAACTGATGAATTAGCAAATACATTTACAGGTACTCTATCAATGCTTGGTGATAAACTTTTTAATTTTAAAAGAAATGTAGCTGGAGAGGGATTTTTTGATCAACTTAAAAAAGAATTTAAATCACTAAACGAATTTATAGAAGCAAACTCAGCAGACTTTGAAGCTGTTGGTAGAGCAATAAGCAAAGTTTTAACTGTTGTTGTAAAAGGATTTGCAGCCGCAGTAAGAGCAGTAGCAAGAGCAGTTGGATTTGTAAGACGACAAGTAGAAAACTTATTAAGGTTGTTAGGTAAAGATATTCCTCTCGTCATTGATATTCAAAAAGTTCCTGACGCTGTTGAAAATGCAAATGTAAAATTAGGTAAGCAACAAACATTATTAGAAAAAATAAGAGATGGTATTAAAAAACAAAATGATGCTTTTGATTTATCAAAAGAAATTGTTGGTTCTATTACTAAATCTGTCGGTTCGGTTTCAAAAAGTTTAGCTGAAGCATTAGTATTAGGAAAAGATTTGAACGCATCACTTAAACAATTAGCACAATCAATACTTGTAGAAATTATTGCAAAAACTATTGAGAGAATAGCATTGTTAGGTGTTGAAAAACTTATAACAATATTATTAACAAACAAAGAAGCAGATAAAGAAAATTTAATAGCAAGACAAAATACACAACTTAAAAGACAAATAGCTTTACAAGCAATTTTAATGGCTATGGGTGGTGGTGGCGGTGGGGGAATACCTTTTTTAAATAAAGGTGGTTCAGTAAGAAAAAACCAACCTGTTGTTGTTGGTGATAGTGCTTCAGGTAGAGGTGGAGAATTGTTTATACCAAATTCGACAGGTCAAATAGTTCCAAATTCAAGATTAGGTTCAAGAACTGGTGCGGTAAATGTAAATTTTAATATTAATACTGTTGATGCAAGTGGATTTGAAGAATTACTTGTAAGATCAAGAGGAACTATATCTCAACTAATCAATCAATCTTTAAATGAAAAGGGTCAAGGTAATTTAATATAATGTCAGGTGCATTTCCTATATCAAGTTCTGCATTTTCAACAATGGGTATCAAGTCTATCCAAAATACTATTATATCAAAATCAGACTCAGGTAAAAAACTTGCAAGACAAATTGATGGTCAAAGATTTGCTTTTACTGCACAAATAATCATTGGAAAAAGATCAGATGTATATGGTGAATTGATGGCTTTCATTATGAAACAAAGATCAAGAAAAGAAAATTTTACAATAATCCCACCAGAAATAGAAGATGCTAGAGGAAATGAAACAGGAACAGTATTAGTAAATGGAGCTCATGCAGTTGGAGATACGACTATTGCTATGGACGCATTCGCTAGTGATGGTGTTGGTCGTTTTAAAGCTGGTGATTTTATAAAGTTTGCATCACATGATAAAGTTTATATGGTTGTTTCTGATGTTACAAGTTCATCTAATGCGGCTACTGTAACAATAGAACCACCGCTTACTACTGCTCTTGCTGACGACTCAGTTGTTACTTATGACAATGTTCCATTCACAGTTCATCTTACAAATGATGTTCAAGAATTTGGAGCAGTAGGTGCAGACAAAGATGGAAACCTTTTATATCAATTTGAGTTAGATGTTGAAGAAGCTTTATAATGAAATATAAAGTAAAGTATTGGATTA